CGAGGGCAGAAGCGACGACCGCGCGCTTCTTCGCCTCATCCCACGCGGCGTCCCACGCATCGACGCCCAACGCCCAGGCGAGCCAGGGTAACAACGCCGCGGGGATTGTCTGCGGATTCCACAGGGACCGGATACCCATGGGACCGTCGTCGCCGAGCCGCCATCCCGCGCTCTCAATGTTCCTCTCACATAGCGTCGCGTTGGGCGGCAGCACCGAGGGGGTGGTGCTCATGCAGTCCTTACCGGCGCAATAGTGACGGTCACCGCGTCACAGACGTTGATCTTGTACGGATCACCAGCAACGTCGGTGACCGGCGACTGGATCGTCGCGTTCTGCACGCCGGCCTGGTCGAGAGCACCGTACATGCCGGCGAGCGTGATGCCGTAACCCAGCCGTTGTACGTTCTGCGTGTAGGCCGTGAGCGCGTTCGTGATCGCCGTCGTAACAGCACTCGCGTCCGGTCCCGGGTAGAGCGTCACCGTGGCCGCTATTAAATAATGTTGGACCTGCGCTCCCTGCACCTCGACCACATCGGTCAGCGGCCGGACATCATCCGCGTTGAGCGCGGCAGACACAGCGGCCAGCAAGTCCGGCGAAGCAGCGCCGCCGTTATCGGTGCTGTAGATCGTGACGACGACATTACCCGGCGCCGGCGAGAACGCGCTGGCGTCCGCCACGCGCAGGTCGGCCGAGAACGCAAAGTAGATGTAGGCGTTGCCCGGACCGGCACAGGAGAACGCATCCGGTGCGAGTTGCGCACGCAGGCGCAGCCGGTCATCGGTTTCGCTCGTCACGTTGCCCTGTGCATCCGTGAAACTCATGCGCAGGACACCGAACAGCGCAGCCAGATTATCCAGGTCGGAGCCCAGCGCGGTGGCCAGCATGTTGGCGTTCGCGGCGTCATTGATCCGCTGGCGCAACATCATCTCCCGGTACGCAAACGCCTCCACCAGCTTGACGGCCGGATCCGACTCCAGCAGCGCGGAAAAAGAGGGATCCCGCGTCACCAAATCCTGGAGGATGTCGAGCTTGATCGACTCGAAATCGATCGTCTCCACCACATCCGGTGGCGTCAGCGTCGAAAGGTCGATCAGGTTGAAGCGGCTCATGAAAGTTGCAGGCCCTCGATGGCGATGGTTTGGCCGTCAGGCAAATACTGCGCGGTCAGCGCGATCATGATCGAACCGCCTGCCGGATCCGCGGTGACCGCTACGCTCTGCACCTGAATCCGCGGCTCCCATGTGGAAAGCGCGCCCACAGTGGCCGCCGTGATCGCCATCTTGGTGCTTTCGTTGAGTGGCTGGTCGACCAGCGCGAAGAGATCCGAGCCATAGTCGCGCAACATTACCCGGCTGAGCTTCGGCGTCAGGAGGATGTCGCGGATGCTCTGTTCAAGATGGCTGAGGCCGGCCAGCTCCGCGCCGGAATTCCCGTTCATGCCGATCATAGTTGAGCTGGCGGAATCGACTGCGCCACTGCACCCGTGGCGCGCACATCGCCGGTCACTTTCAGAGTGCCCGCTACCTTTCCGTTCAGCGTGAGATCGCCATTGACAGTCAACGTGCCGGCAAGCGTCATGCCATTCTGCGCATTCACCGTTACGGCCTGCGCGGTGACCGTGGCGTTGCCCTGGATGTTGATCGCCACCGCGCCCACAGCCTGAACGGCTAAAGTGTGTGCCGCGCGGTCATATGTGATCGTCGTGCCGTCGGAGTATTTCGTAATGCTTTGGTCGGCGCTGCTCCCCGGCGCTGGGTTGCTGCTGGAATAGAGCGAGCCGATAATCACGCCCTGCGACAGACTTCCACCGGGGCAAAGGATCGCCACATGCTCACCGGCCTCCGGCGCCCACCAGGTGATGTCTCCGCCGGCGCGCGAGGTGAGCCAGGGAAGCGGCGCGGTCTGCACCTCTCCGACCTGGACCGTAGCCACGGCGTGTTGCAGGTCCACAGAGAGGATCAGCCCGCGATGAATGAGGTTGCTCACCTGATGGTTGAGCCGAGCCGTGTCCGGATCCTGCAGCTCGCCGGTCCGCGCGCCGCGCTGAATCAGAAGGTCCAGCATGCCTTAGCCGCCCACCACTTCGATGTAATCCGCCTGATTGGCAACACCGATGTCCGGCGCAATGCCGACAAAGACCTCCGTCGGCGCAATGCCATCCACATGAGGATCCGTGATCGTCTCTGTGTAGTAGGTGACCGTATAAACGAGTTGCACCATCGCGACAGCATCGACGCCACCGGGCTTGAGAGTGACAGTGCTGCGCTGCAGCAGGGACTTCGAGGCCAGGCCTCCGAGGGTCGGATCGGAGTCCATGAATGCTTCGATCTGGTACGCGAGCTGATCGAGTTGCCGGTCAATCGGCACTCCAGAGCGCGGCATCTCCATGATCCCGGCAACGGCAAGCACCAGTTCCCGCGTCAACCGGCCCGGACTGTCCGGGTCATTTGAGACCCACGAATCCTTCTGATCGACTGACTCACTGGGTGTGTGAACGAAGATCGCCGGCGACCAGTTGTCGCCGACCGGCTCAATCCGGTTGGCAAAAACCTGCGCGCCAGCGAGTGTTGACGCGCTCACCAGGCCCGCGGCAGTGTAATCCCGAATCAGAGACCGGGGATGATCGGTAGGCATCAGGGTTGTTTCTTCAAAAGCAGGAGCGCGCCGCCATTCTTGTTCACCAGGTCACCCTGTTTGTCCGGCTGCACGTCCCAGATGGCGTAGTTCACACCGTTGACGACCACCGTGTCGTCCTGCACGGGACCCGCAGTACCAGCGAAATCCGCCAGCCTCACGCCCAGCACCGGATGGATCGTCGTGATCGTGCTGCCGTAGCCGTCGAGTTTGACGTTCTCGTAAGCCGCGTTGAAATATCCAGACAGAGCGATCGTGCTGCCACCGCTGAAGGTGTAAACGTAGGGCGTACCGAATCCGGTGTCCGGATCGAGCAGCGTCTCCAGCATGTCGTCAACTTGGTCTTGCCAGCTCATTGCAAAAAGAGGGCTTGGTCTTCAGTTCGACGGGGAAGCGGAGGAAATGGGCTTTGAGTAAGTTAACTTTGGGCGCCGTTTGCGGCGCAAGAGCGGGACGGCGACTTACGCGTCCGAGTGGATTGCCTCCGGGTCACCGACTACATGGCCATCTTGTTTTTTCTAGGAAGCGTTTCGCCGTTGAAGGCCGACGGTGATCGACCGAATGTCGAACACCAGCACCGTCAATGACGGGGCCGTTTTGCCAACCTGCTCTTTGTTAGCATTTAGTTGTGAGAGATCAGTCGATATTGATCATGGAGCCTCAACATCAACCGTCCGGCCAGCCGATGTTTCGGGCCATGAAGGAGCATACGAACGGTTATCCCGTCGTTGGACGGTCCGGTCGCACGCTGGGTGTTCGCATTGAAGGGCCGATCCGTGACATACCCGTTGCCGAAGATGGCACTGTAGCCCCTGCAACCGGTGGGATGTCCGTTGCGCTCGATCAGGCGCGGAACCTACCGAAGCCTCGCCTACCCAGATCGCTCGGCGGCGAAGGACGGGACCCAGTGTTTCGGCTGTCTTCCGAGGAACGCGGCCCAACATTGCTTGTTCGTTCTGACCGTTACCCGCACGCATGCGTGGAGCCGCGTGGCCGCTGTCTCTTGACGCAGTTTGAATCCGCTCTGACGGCTACTAGTCCTCGCTGGAGCAAAGTGCATGAGTAAAGAGTTTGTACGCTACCGTCAGTTGGAGCGCCGGTTGTGGATGACCCGCTGGAGGCATCAGGGAGAGGAATCCGCCGAGGAAGACGGAGTCCTCGACGAGATGGAGGCAGCCTGGGCGGATCTCACGGAGAGTGAACGCGCCGTCTTGCGAACCGAAGGGCCGCGATGCTGGCCTATCGACTGGTCGGCGCTTCCGCCACAGTTTGCTGATGCGCAGTATGTATCCGAGCCTGAGGCGTGGGCGTACGAGGGATTCCGGTCCCCCTCGCAGGCTATTCTTTCGGTGGAAGCAGCATGATGCATCTCGACTCAACAGCTATCGCGAATGAGCTGACCGAGTGGTTTCAGAGCGTGCAGCGACTGACGGAGTCTAGCCTATTCAGCATTGCGCCAGAGGGACCGCATCGGGACGCCGTAGTTCTCGACGCTCTGATGCGCAACGCGAGGATAGTGTATGCGGCCGAATTGAGGTTGGATGGCAAGCTCTACTCGCCTCTTTGTTTCTTTCTCGCTGCAGCGTGCCGACAGTTGCGGACGGGCTTGGGAGTCGGGCATTGGCGGGCAGCGCTGGACAACGTACTCGACCTTCAGAGGCAATTAACGAGTTCCCGCTCAGAGTCTGTCTATGTTGGCCTGGACCTGGGCACGCCGGCGACCATGTTTAAGGGAGAATTTGGTGAGGCGATCCGCCAGGCCGGTCTGATCGACGGCACCAGTTTCTTGAGCAGGGAGGATCGGCAAGTCGCGCTCGGGCTGGCCATCAACTGGGGGATGAGGCTCCTACTCGCTTACGCAGTGGAAACTCCCAGAGACAGTAGTGGTTCCGAGCGGAAGGACCTTGCTTGGTTGTCGAAGCGAGTTGGCTCTGCGATAGCCATGAGTTCATGAATTGGTGACGATCCTTCGGGTGAGGGCTGCTGGAGTCCAGCAGGGGGAAATTCCCTGCCTTGACGGCGGCGGCGAATTGGAACCAGCAGGGATGAGGAATGGGGGAGTGGTTTGCTTGGCCGCATAACGCCCATAGCCTCTCTGCGCTCGCCGCGTATAAACATCTTTGCGATCCCCGACCTTGTGAACCACAACCGTGGTTGCCTCATCCTCGATGTCGTAGATGATTCGATAGTCGCCAACGCGCACCCGGTACGCGTCAACGGCGGTGAGCTTTTCCACTCCAACGGGGCGCGGATTTATCGCAAGGGCGTCGAGTTTCTTGAAAATCCGCCG